TCTACAGACAATGTTGCAGTACCAGTAACTTCAAAATCTCCACCTACGTTATGTTTATAACCACAATTAGATTGAGAAGTTGGACACGTAACTGTAAATCCATTCATTGTAGCATTGTTAGATACATAACCAGAGCTACCAGGATTAATTTGATCGGTAGAACTGGAGTTCCAGTCTACACCATCTCCTGCATTCGGAAGTAAATTATTTGTTGTTATTTCTTCTGCTGAAGTTGTGTGGGTTAACATCATCAACAAACTTATTAATACGATAAACCGCATATCCCGCTCCTATTATCATTATTGTTAACCAAATCACCTTGGGTCCTTCCACTCTATTTTCTTTTTATTTTTAGCTTCTTCTTTTGCTCTAGCTTTATCTAATGCTTCCATTTCTTCTGTAATTTTTTTCTGTTCAGCTTCATCAGCTTTTCTTCTATCTTCCATACGTTTTACATATGTGTCATAGTCAGGTCTTTCGTGATCATATTTAGACCATAAAGCTTGAGCTTCTTTACCTATACGGCCATCAATAGGACAAGGCGTACCAGCTTGAATCATTGACTCAAACACACGCTCATCTTGGCAAAGAATTGCAACTGCTGCAACTTTCATACCAAAGTCATTTAAAATTCTTGCTAGTTTTAATCTTTCACAATTTTTGTCAATTACATGTTTACCACCACTAACACCAATACCAAATGTTTGAACACCCATAGAAACACCTACAGCGCAAACATCTTGTGTCATTGTATTAACAGAAGGTGCAGATGCACTTGGTGGTGCAGATCTTATATCTGAATTTGTAGTATTATTAGTTGTACTACTAGAACTTGATCCAGATTCATATGTAGTTGTAGCAGTTGAAGTATACCCACCTTCAATTGCTGTGTTAGAGCCTGAAGTATTTGTTTGTGTAGAACCTGCATGAGCTGGTCTTGAACAAAAAGCTAGCGTAACTAACATTATTATTAACGCTCCTGTTACATAATAATTCATAAATCTATCCATCGTATTTTACTTCATTTTCATAAGACATATCTGTCCCATGATCCTTTTCTTTTACATATTCTCTTTTGCATTGACAATTATCACAAGTACACGTTCCATATTCATCTGCATGAAGATCTCCATTGCAGTGGCAATCGTGATTACATTTTTTACATTTTGTCATTTTTCTCCTCAATATTGTAAAAGAATTTATCGGTATCTTCTGTTTTCCATTTACCGGTATCTTCAACATTCCAATCACTTGTTTGTACTTTCCAGTCAGGAATTTCATCCTTAACTGTAAATGATGGAATACTCCATATGATACGATTGTTTGGCTGTGCCGCATAATTGCCGTCGTCTAACGCCAATATATGAGCGCACTTGTGTTCGTGCGAAATTTCAGAATGATCTGTGTCTACTATATTACTCTCTGGATGAGCCCAGTCAACAGTAAATAAATATTTTCCAGGGTGTGTTCTTTTATCCTTACCAAAATATTTTCCAGATTGTCCGTCTAGGATATCATAAGAAGATACAGCAGGATAGTAACTAAAGCAATTCCACAACTCCAGCTCATCAAGTCGACGCCCAGGTACTTCTTTCGGATCAAAATCGCGTTGTATAAACGCAGAAATTGGTAGCCTATAAAAGACTGCACCGTTTTCCATGATTGCGTGAAAGAGTATAGGGCGCCCTGTAATTGATGCCAGGCCAAATATAATGCAGTCTTCAACTTCTCCGTGATGATCTTTAAGATCGTAAAGATATTCTCTCCTGATCTGTGCATAGGTCACAGGTATGTTTGCATTTAAATAGGCCATAATTCATAACTAATTTATCAAATTATAAATTATAATTGCTGCAACAACAGCTACGCCGATCTGTACTTTTCTATCAGACTTAACTCTTGCTACTATTTTGTTTACTATTTCCATAATTATCCTCCGGTTAATCGTAAATATCCCCCCAATTTTCACCTGATTCATAATCAACTTTATTAGGGACGTGTAAACTAACAGCATTCTGCATAATATCAATGATTTTATTTGCGTGTTCTTTGGACTCTATTGATATGTCTAATTCGTCATGTATTTGTATATGAGGTATAATTTTTTCTTCATATAAATCTAACATAGCTTTCTTGGTCATGTCTGCTGCACTACCTTGAATCAATTTATTTAAAGCTTTATAAGTATATGCTCTTCTAATATTGTTTTCTCCAAATTTAGAACTAGCCTCATCCCATGTCATAGGACTTGTAAGTCTTCCAGGTCTAAATGCAGCTTCTTCCCATGTATCAAATCTACATCTTCGGCCAAGTAAAGTTGTAATATAACCATTTCTTTGTGAATCTCTTGAAGTATTGTTCATTAAATCTTTAACAAAAGGTACACGGCTATGATATTTTTCAAATAATTTTTCTGCTTCTTCTTTAGTATTTAAACCTAACTCTGCTTGAAGTTTAGCTTTACCCATTCCATAAAATAATCCCAAGTTAATTGTTTTAGCTTGAGATCTTTCTATACCTGCCATATCAGCTACAGTTTGGTGAAAGTCTACATCATTGTTTTTAAATCTTTCTACAATGCTTTTAACTTCGTCATCTTCTCTAAGTTTAGGACTAGCTGCTGCATAGTGAACTACTAATCTTGGTTCTTGTTGTGAGTAGTCAAAGCAACCCCATGTATGATTTCTCTCTGGTAAAAATAATGATCTAATCATCGGACCTAGATCCTTGTTCCTCGCTGGGACCTGCTGGAGATTTGGATTCGAATATGAGAATCTTCCGGTTACTGTTCCACCTTTCTCACCTCTTACTGGGTTAATATCTGCGTGTATTCTACCTCTGTATTGGTATTTAATAATTGTATCTATAAATGTCGTATGGGCCTTGTTTATTTCTCTAGCTTTTGCTATACATTGAACCAATGGGTGTTTATGCACTTGTAAGAAATTTTTAGTAAAGGAAGGTGCTTCTGTTTTTAAAGTTCTATTATAAGGTAAAGAAAGTTTGTCAAAAACTTTACCAATCGATCTTGCTGCCCATATTTGAACATCTTCTCCTGTTTCTTTTTTTATTTTTAGCAATAACTGCTTTTCTTCTTCAGATAATTTATTTTTTAATACGTGCGCACGTTCCACGTCTACTCGGACGCCCTTAACTTTCATATCAATTAAACATGGAAACAATCTGGTTTCCAAATCAAATACTTCAGTTAAATTATCTTTTCTAATTTCTAATGATAAATGCTTAAATAATTTTAAAGTTAATTCAGCATCTTTTTCTGCATAGTTTCCAACATACATAGCTGGAAGTTTATACATTTCTGCTTTTGGATCAGCTCCTGCTTTTTCAGCGGCAGCAGTTAAAAGACTTTCATCTTTAACTTCTCCTAAATGATCATAACAAAGACTATTTAAAGAATAAGAATATCTATTCTCATCCACTAAAGCTGCCATAACCATCGTGTCAATAATGTGGCCATTTACTTGAATATTATACGCTTTTAACCAACACATATCGTACATGGCATTATGAAATAATTTTGTTGATGGAAGATTACAAATTTCCTGAAGCCAATCTAAAACTTTTTGTTTAGGTAAGTTTCCTTCTCTATGCGCAATAGGAAAGTATCCGGACCATCCTTCAACAGCTACAGCTACTCCTATTATCTCACCTTCACCCATTAAAGCTCCAGATCCTCTTGCTTTTAAATTAGGATCTCTTGTCTCTAAGTCGATAGCTATATATTTATGTTCTTTTAAATCTGGAAAATTTTCTGGACAAACCCATTCAGTTGCTGCACTAAACATTATTTAATTATTCCCCATGAGTTAGTTTTTTCTTTTGGTAAGTTTTCTTTTGGTTTTTCTATTTCTTTATAATCTCTTTCAAGTATCATTTCTAAAAAGTGTATAGCCTTCAATATATCTTCCTTCTTTCCTTTTAGTCTGTGACGACAAATATATTTTATAGCGCATCCTTCTGGAAAAAGCAATTCATTCTCTACAACAAATTTACTTGGTTGAATTTTAAATTTTTGATAATGTGATCCTCCGTGTTGTTTGTCCCATACGTTTGTCATACTATTGGATATCCTATGTTGTAAAAATTAGTTTGTGTGCTTTCCATAATATATAAATTTTGTTTTGCTCTAGTTACTCCAACAAAAAATAATCTATGAATTTTATCTGGATCTTTATCTGCTTCTCTTGCTAAAAAATCATTTTCATCTTCCGAACCAAAATCAATATATAAAATTACATTTTCACACTCTCTTCCTTTAGCTCCGTGAATTGTTGATAGCTCTATCTTTGAATCTGTGGTAAGATTGTCGCCGTTTTTTAATAAAAGTTTGATATAATTTTTTTGTTCATCTGACATATGAAGATGTTCCCAGCTGCCCGTCACTAGAAGCCCGTGATCTTTTTGTAAGTCCTCTAATGTAACCGTAAAGACTTTATCTAATAATTTTCCTTCTCCAAAGCCATGTTTTACTTGCTTTTTTCTTAAGAAATTTTTAATTACATGCTGTGCTTCTTCACCTGAAACACTTGCACCATTATTTAATCTAGTCCAGATTCTATATGCTTTTAATAAATCTGCAGGAAGTAATTCATTTTGTCCACCTTTGTATCTTAAATTTAAATCATTTAAGAATTGAGCTGGTTCTTTTAGTTGCGCATTAGTTTGAGCAAGTATCATCCAATCATCTTTCCTAAAATCAAAATCGGTTAATAGACAATTTTCTTTATAATTACCTTCCTCGCCCCTCGCTTCCCAAGGCTTGTCTAATCGTTCATTGATATGTTTTAAAATTTCTAAAGCTTTAGCGTGTATCTTTTTAGGTACACGATGTGATTTTATTTGATTATCAAAAGTACCTTTTAAATTTATAAAGATACTAGGATCTGCTCCTTGAAATCCATAAATAGTTTGATCATCATCTCCAGCAATATAAGATCTCTTACATTGATCTTCGATATGAAAAAACATATCCCATTGTAATGGACTTAAGTCTTGGGCTTCATCGAGGAAAATAGCATCGAGAGCAAGACGCTTATCCTCCTCGACAAACTTGGTAATCATATCAGAGAATTCTACCATTCCAGTTTGCTCTTTATATGATTTTAAATCTTCATCAATTTGTTCTGTTAACCATAAGTCAACAGAGTGATGTAAATCTAATTGTAAAGCTGCTTCTATTAAACTAATTTTTTTAGAACGTGAGTAAGTTATAATTCTCATGTGAGGATTTTGGTGTATGGTATTACCATAAATATCTTTTTTTGTTTCAAACTTCATTCCTCTGCAAATTTGTGATTGACTTGTAAACTGTTTCCACTTTCTGTCTTTTAATAATTGTGTGGTAGTATCAATATTACATTCTCTGGTTCCAAGATGATGAAGTGTAGATATATAAAGTAGAGGATGTTTAATTTTTTCATTAGCTACATCTGCTGCAGCATTACTGAATGTCACATAGACTATTTTTTTAGGATTAGTCTGTAAACCATTGATTTCATTAGATAAATACTTATTTACTAAGGTCCAAGTTTTACCTGTTCCTGGTGGACCAGGTATTATTGTTCTTACTGCCATGGTTCTTCTTCTACTTTCAATTTTCTTGTGTTTGGTTTTTCTAATTTAATTGTTTTCATTTCTACAAATCTACATTTTTTATCATTAATTTTTGAATTTTTAAATGTCGCCTCAAACATTGCTTGAAAAAGTCTTATTGTTTTGTTTTTAGGGTATGTTTTTTCAGGCCACGATTTAGTTTTTAATAAATATCTCCAGAAAGATTTAAATTGAAAAAAAGTACTTCCTTCTTTGTCTGTATAAGCAATACCTCTTAATATATCTTCCATTTCTTTTCCTGGAGCTTTGTTAATATATTCTGATAGTATATCTGTAAACTGGACTTCTAGTTTAGAAGACTCTGGTGCAGGTAGAACTTCAACTCCTTTACCACCATTATTAAATAATTTTATTAAAAGTTTTCTCCACGCATGTTTAGGAACTGGCATCATCGGCATACCAATTTGATTCATACATGCTAAAGAAAATTTTTCTGGATCATGAAGTATTGCATCTTCTACTTCTACTTGTTTTCCATCTATAGACACAAAGTAAATAGGTGGATCAGAATCGTATTTTCTAATTTCAGAAATTTCTGGTGTAGGTCCATCATCACCTACTCCGAATTCTCTCATAGAACATTTTTTAGCGTCACAAAAACTATGTATAGGTTCATCTTTACATTTATATCTATATTCTTTTTCATTTAAAGATTCGATTAAAGTATTTATTTCTAAAACATCTAAAGGTGGCTCCATAAATTTTTTATTGTAATTAAACATATGACTTTGCCATTCATCTTTTTCAGGGTATCTTTTCTTTAAATAAACCCCTACGTTATACATACAATTATTTCTCTGACCATTTGGAACACCATCACTTAATAATGATACTAAACATGGTGGCATACCTTTAAAAAAATCATCACCCTCTTTATCATTTGCAATTTTTAAATTTTTTAATTCATCTAAAGACATAGCTCTTTCTTTGTACGTTTCAAAAAAATCTTCAATTTTTAAAGCCTCTCCTTTTTCATCGTATGCAAATCTCATAGTTCTTTCTTCTCCATGATAAGGTAAGTTTAAAAAACTTCCTGTATCTCCTCTATCTATTCTTATGTAATCTTGTTTTGGAAATATTTCCGCTCTTGCAAAACCTAATGCTGAAGCTATTAGTTTAAGTTTAGTTCTCATTATAACTGCCGGAACAAAATCATTTGTAAATAAAAACGCATGTCCTCCTCCAGATTTAGATCTAAAAAGAATCATTGGAATATTTTTTGATTTTAATTGATTTAAGAATTTTTTGTGATCGAAAGGGTATGTATCTATATCAATGCAGCCCCATTTACATTTATTTTCTTTATTAATTGGAACAATTCCTAATCCAGGATCAGTTCCTTTTAAATGGTCTTGCCATATTTTAATTACTGGTACTTGACCTACTGTATATGATTTAGTTTTATGCTTTCCCCTTTCATCAAACTGATCTGTTTTGACAGTTTGTCCATAAGCGGAATCTAATCCTTCAAATATACTTTTAAAAATTTTTACTTTATCTGTCATATGCTCTCTGTGGCATAGGCGGCCTAAGTCTCCCTCAGCCGCCTACTATTCACACTATTTGCTAGCTAAACTAGTGTAAAACTTTTTAGCTCGCTCATATAAAGCTGGATCTTCTACAGGTCCAACTTTAGTGACATTGTAACCATACCATTGATTACCTTTGCCTGAGTTTAAAACAGATGTTAGTCTATATTTGTGACTGAAAGATGGCGGTGTATATGGGCCATTTTTTCCATCAAGAGTAATGGACATCATCATTGAGTTCCATTTTCTACTTATTTTACCTTGAG